ATGACTATTATCCTAGGCAACTTAGAAACATCTGCAGATATAGATTCTGCTGGGGAGATTATTCCTGCTGGGAGTGATATTCCTATACCAGCAGTTACCTCTACTCCAGAGACAATACCAACTAGCAGACTAGCTCCTGGTGCACAGGCTTACATATGCGACTTGAGATTCACTAGTGTAGACTGGGATACTGTTAGTTGGCCTGCTTGCACTCTAACTCTTAAGAGTGGAAATACTCAGGCAATCAGTTCAGGTACTAAGGACTTTGCAAATGATAGTCCTTACTACGCTTACTTCATCTGGGGTAACTCAACTCTACAATGGACTCAGAGTTATGGAACTACTATCGGTGAGGATAGAGGACTTGTTGGAACTTGTAAGAGAGGGACTAGTACTACTGATAAGGCCTATGCTCAGAACTTCTTTAATGACAGCATCCTTATTAACAGAGATAAGGTAATGGATAATCTTGTCAATGAGTTAAAATTGGCTAGTGATGCTGTTTCTGAAGCTAAGATACAAGCAAGTGCTGTCACTGGAGGTAAAATAGCTGCTTTGGCAGTAACCGCAGGAAAGATAGCAGCACTTGCAGTAAGTGCAGATAAGATTGCAGCAAATGCAGTTACTTCTGAAAAGATTTATGCGGGCTCTGTAACTGCTGTCAAGATAGATGCAGGAGCTATAGATGCTACTAAGTTAGCCGCTGAAATAATACTATCTACTACTATCTGGGCTGGAGCTAATAAGATAAAGCTAGACCCCAGTGGTATTCAGGTCTGGGGAGCTACTTTCAAGATGTATAATAGTGTTGGAGTATTCAAAGGTGATTTCTACGCCTCAGACTCAAGCATAGTTATTGCACCTGCATCTGGCATAGGTATAGATTTAATCCCATATGGCAAGTTCAATATTGCAGTTGCTACTCCAAATGCTGTATCTGATATAAACACTGGAAATTATTTTTTGGTTACAAGGCATCTTAGGCCTGTCAGTGATAGCTCACAATACTTAGGTTATTCTAGCTATAAGTGGTATTATGTTTATAGAGCCAACGAGTCTGCTTGTGAGTTACCAACAAGCAATTCAGCCTTAGACATTATCCGCAAGATGCCAAAGCCTAAACTTAAAGATGGTGAGTATGGCAAGCGGCACTACTTTGAAGATATTGATATGCCACAGGAAGTCAAGTTTAGACCAGAGAAAGATAAGCTCCCAGAAGGAGTTAAATATGAAGACACTAAAGAGGAGATTGAGTTCACTCGGCTTATGGGAGTACTGACTCAGGCAGTAAGGGAGCTTACTGAGAAAGTTGATAAGATAGAACAACAGTTAAGAAGTGCATAATGTTTATTGATATAAGTTCTATATGGATTGATGCTCTTGAAAGGAGGTAAGCTATGTTATTAGAAGAGATGATTAGTCGACTCAGGGTCAACCTCAATGACCCAGATGTAGCTGGTAAGACTTATACTAAGGAGGAACTAGAATCCTCAATCCAAAAGGCTGTATCTGACTTGTCTAGAATTCTGCCAGATGAGAAAATGGCAGATATTACTCTTAAGTTTGCTGTGACTGATGAGGTATTCACATCTACTACTCTTGACACCTGGGTATCACTGGCTAATGCCCAGATTAAGTATCAGTCCGAAACAGTAACTAATGCAGCTGGAACAGTTACTTATACTAGGGATACAGACTTCACTATGGACTATCTCAATGGTAAGATTAAGCCACTATCCTCAGGGACTATGGCTGCAGCCACTAACTATAAGATAAATTATGACTTACTCAAGATTGGCTGCTCAATCTCATCTATTATAGATGAGCTAATGAAGGTAGACCTAGTGGAGTATCCTCTAGGCAACATTCCTCAGACTCCTGTTAGTGTTAAGAGGTGGGGGAGTTACCTTACTATTTTGAGTGGGACTGGTAGCCAAGAACAGTTATCAGAAGGTAAACATATTGGAATCTATTATCAGGCAGTACATACTCCGCCAACTTCTACAGCAGCTGGTTCTTACTCTAGATTCCTAGACCATGTGATTATCACTGGGTCAGAAGCCTACGCAATGTTCTTGAGAGTAATAAAACTTATAGACTCAGCTAAGACTCTTGTGACTTCAGCATCTACTGATTTGACTGCTGCTGGAGCTCAACTGGCTGCTACTAAGCCTAGTGATATTGAGGCTAACATAGATGCAATAACGGAGATAAACACTCATCTCACTGGTGTAACTGATTCTGCAGTAGCGGCACTCAATGGAGTTGCAGATAAGTTAACTGCGGCCGAGACTGCTCTAACTGCGATAGGAACTAGGTCTCAGGCTGGAGTAGTCTATCTTAACAGTGGTAGTCCTCTAATAAATACTGCTACTAAGGGAAGCAGTGTTGCTGAGAACTATAGAGGATATGCAGAGGCTGAGGCTGCCTTTGCTGCTGCGTACGCTAGAGAAGCAGAAGGTAGATTATCAGAGGCAACTTCTCTTATACAAGAAGCTACTCAGCGAATAGCCACTGCTAATATACTTGCTAATAAAGATGACTTGAAGGCTCAGAGATATACTGATGCCTCTGCACTTAGAGTTAGTACTGGTATACAGTACATAGCTTCTGCCAACGCCAACTTACAGGCAGCAGTTAACTCATTGGAGATTGCGGATAGAGTGAAGGTTGAGGCCACTGAGAAGCGAAGTGAGTTCTGGAGTGTTCTTGGAGATAGGTTACAACTCAGACGTCCATCGGTATCAGTTGACTCAAGGCAGATTAAGAGTTAATAATCTTTCTCGATTACTCGATGATTCATAACTATAAACTCGATTGTGACTGAGCTAAGGTTATTATCCTTATCTAGCCACAACTCAGCAATAGCACATCCTACAGTAGGCATTTTCTTCTTTTGTTGAAGATACCTAGTCTGAGTCTGGAAACAAGGTAGGGTACTAATATCCATGCCCATATAGTTTGGAAGGTGCATGGGTACGTGATAGTGCCCTATTAGCATTAGTACTGGCAAGTTCTTGTAATTAGCGGGATTACTGCGCATAGTTGATAGTACATAGCCTGATACAGACTCAGCCAACTTCTGTGGATTATATGATAGTGCATAGGCTAGACCTCCGCCTGGATGCTGCAAGTCAACAAGTAATCCCTTGACACTGAACTGTGTATTGAAGAATCCTCTGTATATTAAGTCATCTCTCTTCTCGCATATATGTTCTACTATATCATAGCCGTTCTGCTTGAAGAATGAAAAGTCGTGTTGTCCTCCGATAATATAAGTCTTAGTATTTCTACTTGACTTTGGATAGTTGTCAATAGCATATTGCCTTTGCGTGCTAGCGTCGAACTTGAATAGTTCTTGCCTGTGCCCTCTATACATATCTATTCCATCTACTAAGTCTCCAGCGTGGATATTGAAATCGGTCTGCCTATCATCAAAAATCTTGTAGGCATCGTGTAGTAGAGTAGCCTGCTGGTAAGTACTACAGAGGTGGGTATCAGTAACTATTCCTATGGTGAAGAAGTTTCTGTAGTACTTGAACTCAGTAGGCTCAAATGTCTTTGAAGGCTCATGGGGAATAGAAACTTCGTGTCTAGTCTCGTCTAGCACTACGTCATAGTGTTTACTTATGAGGGAGTCAATAGTCTTAATCACTGTCTCGCTGCTGCGGTCTACTTGGCGACTAATCTCACCAACACTAACTACATTCTTCTTGACTATAGATAGGATTGAAGATTCTAAGTCACTGAGTTCTGTAACTGGTTCAGTTATTAGTGGTGAGGGTTCTTTCAGCCTTGCCACTTCTCTAAATCTCATGCCTTTAATATAACCATCTAAACTGGAGTAGCCAAGTTTCTTAGCTCTCTTTTTTAGGGCATCAATGTCTGCAGTCTCAAAGAACTTCTTCTCTTCTTCCCATTCTGGAGTCCCCTCATCAGGAAGATAGCTTCTACCTTTTCTCATGCTTGCCTCCTTTCAGAATATCAAAACTAATTAGGAATAGCTGCTCTGCAACTCTCCAGTCGTAAGGTTCTATGGCTGAGTCTAGAGGTCTCACTCCTAACTCACTAATCCAGTCATCTATATTACTCATAAGGTCTCTGCCCTCAGTGGCAGTAAGTATATCATCAGCCTCCTTTATCCACCTGTTGCCTATTAACTTTGTTGGTACTGTGAACTTTATATATATCAGGTCTAGTATATCCTTCTCTACCTTTCTGAAGCTGGGTATACTCTCCTTCTGTCCCCTAATCATATCACCTACATAGGCCTCAGCAGCGTCGTGTAGTAGCCCAGCTAATCTTAACTCTGGTGGGAGAATATCTGCTACCCTTATTGAGTGTTCTGCAACTGAGTAGAATGTTCTACAGTGGCCTCTGAATCTGCATTGTAAGGCCAGTGAGTGTGCAATATCTATTATATCAATGTCTTGAAGTCTTGGACTCTTAATGTAGAACTTCTTTCCTGTGTAAGTTTCCATCCAGTTATTAGGCACGTAGTCAGGTTTCAACTGTTCCCCCTTTCATAAGTGCTATATCTTGCCAGGTTACTCCCATCTACTTAGCTCTTTCACTGTTATCGGTGTGTGGAAAGGTGCTATCCAATCTAAGCCTTCTGGTAGTTCGACTTTGCCATCGAACAGAAGCTCATCATGCACTTGTAGCACCATTGGCAAGTGCTTACACTTAATCATAGCTCGCTTCACTATCTCAGCAGCACTTGCTTGAATTGTGTAGTTAACAGCCTTACGCCTTAAACCATCTTCATTGTCCTCCTCTAGTGGTAATCTTATTCGTCTATTGAATATAGTAGTAACATAGCCTTTCTTAAGGCCCAGTTCTTGCACTTCGTGTATCCAGTCACCAGCACCTTTGAACTTTAGAAACCAGTCATGTATAAGCTGTTCACACTGTCTCACATTTCTTATCTTAGCTGTCTCTCTTAAAGTATTAGCAGTAGCCCCATAAATCATACCAAAGTTGATATTCTTAGCAAGTCTGCGAGGTATATTAAGAAAGCTGGCAGTCTCCTGATGTATATCTGCTCGCTTATCTCTCTCATCAAGAATCATCATGCCTAGAGTCTCATCAAAGATTCTCTTCATATCTAAGTCCTTAGACACATGAGCAAGGACTCTAAGTTCTATCTGACTCCAATCAATATCAGTGAAGATTCCTGAGTCTGGCAAATACATATTTCTAGGCTCTCCTGGAGGAATGTTCTGCATATTGATATTCTTAGAAGATACTCTGCCAGTGACTGCGTCAAGGTGGAAATGAGTATAAGCTCTTGGCTCTCCTCTTAGTGGCACTATGTAAGTATTCAACAACTTGGCTGCGTGTCTGTAGTTGATAACTAGTGCAGCTAGTGGGTCATCTACAAACTCCAGCACTCCTTCAGAAGTATTGTAGCTAGTAGGCTTACCTCTCCAGTCTTTATTGAAGGGAAGCATAGTTCCCTTCTTAGCTAGGATATGACCTACCTGCTGAGGCGATGCAGGATTGAATCCAAAGCCCTCACAGAGTGACTTTAAGTATTCAGTTTCTTTAGTAAGTCTCTCTTCAAGGTAGCCTCTAACCACCTGGTCAACAGCTATGCCTTTCTTACTCATCCTTATTAGTAATGATATTACCTGCATTTCAGTATCATGGTACTGCATATCAACATGAGGACTCCAGAGTAAGTATAAGCCATAGGCTGCCTGAGTATCCTGCAAGCAGTGTAGAGCTAACTCAGCCTCAGGAATCTTAAGAGTATCAGTAGCCTTATGTTTAGTGAGTAACATCTTAACCGAGTCTGTATTCTTACTTACCTCCCAAGCAAGAAATTCAAGTCCTATCCTATCTTTGCACATCATCCTAGCCATGACTGCAGTATCAGCTATATTAGTAGTATCTATAGGCCCTAACTCAGCATCTGCAGCAAGTGTATCTGTTGCGTCTAAGTCAAATAAGGCATTGTGGTATATCTTCTTTACTGATGGATTTATCAGCAACTTCCAAGGTATGAGAGGGTTAGCACTTCCATCCTCACATGGGAAGTAGAAGGAGTGGTCTGAGTCTACTGATACGCCTATACCAGTCGGAGTCCTATCATCTAGTGACACAGTCTCGCAGTCAACTGATATGAGTTTAGGACTAGCATCCATGATAAGTTCTTTGAATCTGAGTAGCTTGTCTGTGCCTGGAGGGTCAGGACCTAAGTAATAAAGTAGTTCACTCATATCTACGCATACGCAAGTGCTAATTCTTTTATGGGTGGCACAGTTTGCAGTGCAGGTTTCCTAAAAGTCATTATATCTTCCTCGTCAACTGTTGGCTCTCCTCTAGCCCTTCTAATCCTAACAAATGGACCACCAAGAGCTAACCACTTAAACCAGCCTAACTGCTCAAAGCCTAATCTGATACAGCTTCTTATCACCCAGTCAGATAAGTAGACTCTCTTTCCTTTCTCAATATAATCCTTGATTACTATTGTAAGAGTTCCACCTGGTTCTATTGAATCATAGCATAGTTTATAAATGTCCTGCATAGCCTGATTGTAGAAGAATCTATTGAGACTTCCTACATTCTTAGGACTATCAGCGTACTCAATAAAGTCTTCCATCTTAGTTCCATATAAATCCTCAAGTACTAAGTCTCTCTTCTGACCATCACCAAACTTCTTCTTCATGATATTTGCGTAAGGTGGGGAGAATATAATATGATTAGTAGGTAGTGGTAGTACATCTTGACAAGCACCATTGATTACTGTAATAAGTCCTAGAGTAGCTGGAAACTTGCTCTCAATGATTTCCTTGCTCTTAAGAATCCAGCCATAATACTTCTCAGATAACTCAAGCACAGTGACTTTTCTGTATGCAAGTGCCGCAATCATTATACTACCAGTCCCAGACATAATATCCATAACTCGTTCACCTGGATTACTCACAAAATCTATAATAGCCTTAAGCAAGTATAGGTTCATCTTAGCAGGATGCCTCATAGACTCCTCAGTGAATAACTCCTTACGCCACTCAGTATCAGTTGGAAACTCATAGATTCTATTGCCACATACTTCTTCATAATGCTGGTCAGGAGCAAATTCCCTCATATCAACTCCTCAAATTTAATATCATACTCAGGATGTAGCATAGTTCTGTACTTGCACTTATCAGTGTTACCAATCCTATACCTGACAAGGTTATAGGCTCTGTGAGCAGTCTGTTCAATTATGCAACCTTCTGGACTCATACACCACCCCTCTTCATAGCCACATAGAGGCCAGAGTATAACTGGTTCCTCCTCCATCCCGAGTCTGAAGGCGGTGATTTCTGCAAATTTATCAAGGTCATAGCTCATAATACTCATTCTGACTCTGCTCCTATAGCGTCTACTAACTTCTGTGCTATTGTCTTGCCAACTCCTTCAACCTCACAAAGTGTCTTAACATCAGACATAAGCACATTGGACAGATTATCAAAGTAATCTATGATAGCCTCAGCTTTGGCTACGCCTATGTCTAACTTGTATGCCTGGCTTAGATTGATTAGAGCCTGAACATGAGGATTGTGAGTCCTAATATGAATCTTAGGCTTAATATATCTTTGCAAAGTCGTATGCTCTGTCTTTTGCAAGTTTTCGTAGAAGGCTACAATCGAGGCTGCAGTATCTACATAGTTAATAGTGTGGAATACTGTGATACCAACCTTATCAAGTTGAAGTAGCCACGCCTTATACAACTTAGGACTAATTTGGTGACTTCTGCCACTAACAATTAGATTCATTGAGTCACCATACTTATCAATAACCTGTTCCACTTTATATGAGAATAACTGATTAGGCTGAGGCTTAGTGTGTTCTGGTAAGTCATATGCTTCACCATCTATTGTTCTGATAGAAACCTCAGCAGGGCCTTTTATATCATGCCTTAATTGTCTAAAGGATAAGCTACCACTCTTAATAGAAAAATACTGCTTAGTTGAGATTACTGTCAACGGCTGAGGACTAATGATGCCTTCGATGATTGCATAAGTCTCCTCAGCACTATTATAGTAGCGTCTCAACTCATCCTCAAAGCTATCTATATCGCCAAGAAGCTCACCAGCCTGAGTTCGGTTAAGTTGAACTCGGTGTGCGTCTATGGCAGTAAAAAAGTAATCAGCTATACTAGATTGATTTAGCGCAGTCACTGAGATAGGCTGGGACTGGGCTACTAGCTCTCTTATTTCTACTGGCTCGCTTGAGTCTATAATTATCACTTCTCTCCTCAATAAGTCTCGTTAAACTTCCTCCAGTTACAACCAACACCCTAGTTTGAACGGGTATATTCTCATAGAAGCCTATTAACTTACCAGACTTGATAAGCCTTCTAATTTGGCGTTCTGATAGATGAAGTTGTATAGCTGCATTTCTTACAGTGACTGCCCAAATCATACAACTTCTCCTCTACTCATATCAATAGCCTTTTTCAGCATTTCGTAAGTTGGATTCTCAAGTTCAAGTCCAGTAATAGGCCCTATACCAGATAAGGTTACTCTGGCAGTATACTTCCCGTCCTCAAATGTAGTGAATACTGCGATGTCAACTAGGGCCTTAGTCTGTTTGAATCCATCTATATCAATCTCACCAGTCTTTACTTCCTCCACCCTATCACCAACTAGACGAGGGGCATAAATATCTTTAGGATAGTGGTTGAGGACTAGGTTCTTAGAGAAGCTCCTAGCAGTAAATATAATACTCTTCATCCTATCATTTGCAGGTCCATACTCAATGGATAGCAGACTAGTTCTAAGGTCAGCTTCCTTAACACCTTTAGCAATCTGCTCTTCTTGTTTTTCTTGCAGTAAAGTATTATGGCAGATTGTCCAGAGTTGAGTACCTGAGTCCATGATTATAGTTTGAATATCTTTGCTTTGACAGGCAGCTACGAAGTCAACAACTATTTGTTGCCACAGTTCTCTCATACCAATAATCTTTTTAGGTATGCGAATACTGACTCCATCTTTCTGAATCCCCATAAGTTTCTCAATCTGAAGTGGAGTAGGATAAGACTTTGTAGTAATATCCTTTTTATCTAATCGCCAAATTGCTCTATCAAAGCCACCTACATCTAAATCGAAGTGGTAGATAGGCTTAGGAAATGTTAGTGACAGAGTACTCTTGCCTGACTTCTCGTAGCCCCAAGTTGCAGCTATCATATTACTCCTTGCTCTTAATTATATACATCGGCTGAGACAATCCAGCGACTATAATCTTGTGCAACTCTAAGATTGAGTCTACTTGAGTTAGTACACTCTTCATCAGAGCCTCAACCTTGGGGTCTATAGGAAGGCCATCGAACTCTTGTTGAGTACCTGAGTCATGGCAGATTGTCCAGACTGGTGTAGGAGCTTTATATGCATCGTTTGGCTTCATATTACCCTCCTTTACTTAGTTACTGTTTGGGCTTCTTTTGCGTTGTCTTGAATCTTCTGAGCAGTTTTGAGTTCCATTAGCATAGTCCAATGACCAGGAGTAAAGTAAGCAATAGTTTCTTTTATACTAGAGTTAACATTAAGAAATTCTAAGCCTACTCCATTCTGAAGTGGGTGAAGGTTAAGGTCATCGGCTTCTACAATCAAATTCCTATCGCAGTCAGCCTTAGTATCTATGCTAGTGACTATGATTCTGTCTGGAAGGAATACTAAATACTTACCCATACTATACACCTCCTAATTCAAATTTACACCAGGCTCCTGGTGCATATACTATAGTCCTCCTGCTCATAGGCTGCACTACTGTGAGCTCTAATGCACCGATGCCTTGAACTTGAATCTCATAGCCTATAGCATCACTGTACTTCTCAACTGCCGTGTTAGTTCCATAGTATGATACAGGCTTAGAAAGAAATACTACGATTGTCATACAGTCTCCTTATCACTCACTTGTGGCTGGTAGAGTGATACGTCGTTTTCTACACCAACGACTTCTTCTATAGCCTTTTCTAAATCGGCATAGATTATTTCGCCAGTATCCTTTTTGTGGAGTTTATCCCAAACTTCTATCACATATGTTAGTTTCATTATGTCTCCTCAGCAACCTTAATCGACTCACAAACTAATTTGTATCTGCAATTTTTGCACTCCCAGTCGAGTTTGCAGTACTTGAATGGGTCTGGTGGAGCATTGTTTGCTATTGCCTCATCATATACTTGCTTCCTTGATAAGATATATTCCCAGTTTGCAAAGAGTTCATCATCGCTGAACTCAAAGTGATAGCTTGCAATTTTTGGAAAAGGTGGTGCGTAGTGTCCCATCATGAACAGTACTGAAAGGTCGTAGGTATTAGTCTTAGTGATAAAGCACCCACTTTTCATATACTCAATCCAGGTCTCAGGAAAGTTTCTCTCATCACCTTTCTTAGCAGACATACGAGTAGTCTTAAGTTCAACTCTCCAATCAGCTAATTGAAAAATAAAGTCAGGACTATACATGATACCATCCTTCTCTAGGACAGGGCTAGATGTGCCCTTAGGAGTCAATACATCTTGTAAGCCCCATCCTAGAGCAAAGAGCATGACCTCTTCATCAGTGGGAACTATAGGAGTAGTACTGCAGTTGTCGAAGTAACTCCTAGTTAAGCAGTATATTAAGGTTGATAAGTGGATACCTTCCCGCTTCTCACGAATTCCGTATAAGTTGGAGAGGTGGTCTATTATTAACCTTGATAACTCTGCATTCTCACTAATAATCATCTTGCTCCTTTGTCTTAAGGCCAGTAAGTTCTTAATAATTCCTCTGACAGACTGCCTACCATGTAGAGAGTATCATTGGCATCAAGTGACTTCTGCAAGTTAGCCCATGGTATAGTAGTCAGACTATACACATTATCTCTATCCCGAAGTATGCGAGCTAGTTGACTTTCCATCAGTACCAGTTCTGGGGCAGCAACGCCTTTGCAGGCTCCCTTTGCTCTTTCAGTCCGCTCCTTAACATCATCCCTGGCAGCATAGGCTAGTGGTACTAAGTAATCCCAGTAGTCTTTGGCTTGCTGGATACCGTAGCAGGTAGTCACACTTCCTCTGTCTTTGGCTTCTGAGAACACTGTAAAAGGATTGACCTCACTATATTTGCTACCTACATCACTCAATACTCGCTCATGGAAGGCCTTAACATCAAAGGGTTTCTCAGGAACTACTGGTGGCAAGGGCTTAAGTTCAGGTTCTACTCTTATATCCGCAGAAGGAATAGGCTTGGGCTCAGGTTTGGGAGCTGGAAGGCCATTACCTTTAATTAAGCTAACGACATTCTGAGCACCCATCTTGATAACCCAGATGCTACCAAGACCAAGATATGCGAGTAATTGCTGTATGGCTTCTACCTTACCAGAGCTCATCCATATCGCCACGAAGCCTATCGCCATTACCCAGGTGGTTCTACTGGACAGAAGACTCCTTACCATCTTTGCTATATCAGTGAAAGTCCCTAGAACGACATCAGAAAATTCTTTCATTTATTACCTCCTTTCTTAAAGTTTACCTTCGTATAGTGTCTCCATAAGGTCGCTGCTTTCAGAACCCTTTGAGAGACGTATTATAGTTCTGCCTGCTGGTGTAGGCTGAGGAGCAGAAGACCACACCACTTTTGCATAGTGAGCATCATACCCGCCTTGGTATTTGAAGTAGTCAAATGATGCGAATGAGATAGTGAAGTGGCCTTTAGGTAGCAGCCTGCCTGAGTAACTCCAGCGGTCAGTACCCCAACTATTGATGCAGTAGAAGACTCTACCAATTCTGTTGAAGTTGTAGATATAGTACTCATGACCCCCAGCAAGTTTGTCACTTAGTTTTGGAGTGGCAAGTACTCCATCCTTAGAACTCATCCATATCTGAGGCCAAGGCGAACCGTTGCTCACATAGTTGCCCTCAGCAATGGCAGAACATATCCCATCAACTCCATTGACTACTCGGAACACATTGAGTAGAGGATACTTAGCTGCCTCTACATCTAATGCTGATGGTCTGGAACGCTTCTCAAATCCTATGTATTTCCAGTATCCTTCTGGTAAGCAGCCTTTCTCCATTAGCCACTGGTAGCAGTCATCAGGATATGCACCGTCGTCGTATTGTAAGTCTCCCTCTATGAACCTAGCACCATTGTAGATGTCAGTCGGGGAGAAGTATTGCACTCCTCCTGAGAGTGTTAGACCAAGTCTATTCACAGTGGCGGTTAGTTTACCACCGATGCCAAATCCAGTACAGTCACTGGCCTCCTGGAATCGGACTGGTGGAGTAAACTTTACCATGTCAGTAGGCCCTACATCTGGAATTAGAGTAGGAGCTACTGCCATCTTGTGATACCGAGCAGTAGGATTGTAAGGGTCTTTATGCCAGCCAAGTAATTCTTCGCTTACTCGTTTGTTGAATAGGAGTAGCATGACTTACTCCTCTTCCTCCTCTTCCTCCTCTTCTGAGCAGCAAGCCTCGGCCTCTTCCTCAGTATCCCACTCACTGTTACACTCACCGCAGATATAAGAAATCTTTTCAATTACGTCAACCATAGTTCACATCCTTTAACCTGATAAATGATACACGCCTTCCTTATCCTTGATAATCTTCCCTGCCGCTTCCTGTGCAGGAATAAAGGTATTATCAAGTAGTGACGATGCTACACTGCTACCTCTGATAATAGGGTCGCCAAAGGCCTTCTGATTGAACTCTGGTATGGTCTTGCCATCAAGCAACTCAAGTGCCCTGGCCACTGGGTCAACTTTTACACCAGAACCTTCAAGCGCAATGACTTCCCAACAGTCAACAATAATAACTTCTCCCCTTTGGTTTTTGCCAAAGTCGTGGCCGGGTGTAAGAGCTAACTCCATCATCTTGCCCTGAGCATCTTTGATGTCCTCACCTTCTTTAAGGAACTTAGCGAGGCTACTACCAAAGACTCCCCACATACTCTTTTTCGTCTTTGATAAGTTTATACTTATTGTTGCAGTCGGGAATGAGTAAGGCTCAGTGGATTCGACTACAACTACATCTTGGAAGTTTAAGTCTACTGGAGTCTTCTTCCACTGGTTTTCTGGCCTTGTTGCGTACGAGTGGAACTTTCCCTTGAACCTTCTGAGTGGAGTTCCAAAGCCCTCAGTAAGATTTCTGACTGATACTAATGAATCTGTGTCTGCCAATTATTCCTCCTTCTTAGCTTATTAGTTTTAGCACTAGTACTAATAGTGCCATTCCTACTACGTAGGCAAGTAAAATGGCTAACAAGTGTTTCTTCCAGATAATGTCCTCCTAACGTAGTAATAGCTGGTATTTAGTTGTGATTGTTGATAGGCAGCACCTCCTTATCGCTCAATATAATGAACTCATGCTCATTTAGTTGATTTGTTCTCAATACATCTATATTATACCATAAGTTCCCAACAATGTCAATACCTAGTGGCATATAATAAATTATAGATATAACAATTATAATATGTAGTAATCATTATATTTATTCCTCACCAAACTGATTAGAATCTGCAGGTTCTGTAGCCATATCCTCACCTAGCAGTACACTAACCTCCTCTGGAAGAGTTAGTGTTTCATGTACTCTTTCAAAAGTGAGAGTAGACCTATCCACTTTAATATGGACTGGCCTTAAGAACTCCTCTGCATTTCTTAATGCGGTGAATCTGAGTTCAAGTTCTACTATAGAAGGTGAGTCTTTTTTGACTTTAAGTCCTATGGCAGTATCGCACCAGTTAGCGATAGACTGGCTACCAGAGATTTCTTCAGCGCCTTCATTGACTATGCCAGCATCAGTTATCTGAAATTTTCTTTCATGGTGGATTATTATGTAAGAACACTTGTGTTTAGCTTTGAGTATGTCTAAGTTATCAAGAAGTTTTCCAACTTCATAACCTGCGTTCATATCACCAGTGATTACTTTATAAAGTGGGTCAATGACTACTACTCCTGCACCAGTCTCACCAATAGCTCGGTCTAAGTCCGCCATGCCATAAGGAGTATCAAACTTAATGTAGTGCTGAGTAGCCATAAACATATTAGTAGGGGCAGAGTTATTCCATCTGGAGTACTTAGTTACCCGCTTATGGTATGCAGACTCTGAGATTTCTATTTGGACTGTTAGAGTAGAAGTCTTAGTAGTATTAAATCCAAACCAAGGCTTACCTTCAGACAAACAGAATGCAGTATGCATAGCAACCATAGATTTCCAAGATTTATACTTACCATGCAGGATTAGTCTGGACTCAGGGAGTAATATGCCCTGACTAATTATCTCTGTTATCTGAGGAGGCTTCCACTCTAGAAACTGGGGCAGAGACTTTATTTCCAAGTACCTCCTCCTTTGCTAGCATCATTAAGAGCTGACGAGTAATTGACTTACGCCACTTAGAAGCAGTAGTTCTATCTATCTTATACTTCTTCTCAATACAGGAGAGGCTGCCAGAGGCGAGTATATCAACTATGCTATCTTTGTGTCTGAGTTCCAGCAACTGCATCATGGCAGTTTTCTTAAGTGGCAAGTCGCCAACTGCTGAGATTAGTTTCTTGTGTTTATCTATTGCCTCACGAGTTGTAGTTAAGCCTCGTTGTTTAAGAATTTGCTCTCTAACAGATTTTAGATTAGTCATATTCACTCCAATTATACTGACACCTATGACAAATCCATATTTCTGCATCAGTAATGTATGTTACTTCTTCTGAGAAACATATTGGGCAGGCTGTACTTAGAATATGCTCTTCTTGAATATCAAAACAGCCTGAGCACAAGACCATTGGTTTAGGCAAAGGTTGTTCACAGTACATACACTTATTAGAGTAAATATCTTCTCTCCGTATTTGGCAGTCAGTACATAGGTCAGAGTCTAACTCATCATCTTGCATAAGGTCACAACCACATTCGATACAGTGAGGATAAGTAGCCATCCTATCTTACTCCTAACTTTGCCTTTTGGGGAAAAATCTATCCCGCCCACACCTATGACAATAGCGACATTCAATAGTGTACTGATGCCCCCATAATTTACAGATTAGAATTCTAATCCATCTCATTACCTTCTCCTATTAAGTTTTTCCCGTCCCTGCTGGCTGCACCAACCTAGAATTAGACTTGCACATTTAAGTCTAGGACACCAGTATCACTAAACTTCCCTGGCAATCCCTGTTACTGGCATTGGTCTGAGCCTACATCGCTTGACCCTAGTAGTTTTACAAGCCCCTTACATCTCTTCAATAGACCTATATAATCCCTCGGCTCAGGTATTGGCACGGTTCTCGCCCCGCTGGCTGGTCTGGCGTGCCATTTAACTTACCTGCCGTAAGCACCAGCGGGAACATTGTGCCAGCTGGCACTGCCTGAGCCTACACCCACTTACATATATAGTTCAAATTGCCTATCTCGGCTCAGGCGCTTACTCGGCTCGGCCTGTTTCGCACTTCCCGCCGATGGTTTTAATCTGTGACACCGAGCAAGCTATTTGATTGTTAACTTTTTGATAGAAGACCTAGTGGTAACTAGCTAGGTCTCCAATCTCTATAGCCTTAGCTGCCCAGGTGCAGTTTGATTAGCTTTTTCCTGATATTGAAGCGGTGGTTCTTGTCTGTTGACTCATCCCAGGCCTGCTGGAAAGACTTGCCATCCTTGTATTCCTTATTGCCATATTTGGCAAGTAGCTCCTCAGTTCCTATATCGAACTTCTGAGCAGGACCTCCACCTCCACCACTACGTTTGGCTACAGACCTAGTAATCCTAACTACTGGTGCTTCCTCACTAGTAGCCTGCCAAGAGAACTGGATGATTGCTTTCTGCTCACCAACAAGGTCAATAATTTGCCTGCCAAATCTCTCAACGAGTGCCTCCAGTCCTTTGGCAATTTTGCCTGTGAGTTCATCAATCAGGCCTTTCTTGGCCTCGAGTTCGGCCTTCTCTGCCTCACTCATGGCTTTCTTGGCCTCACCAGCAATCTTCATTACTGCAGCCATGTCTCCAGATGCCATCGCCTCTTGCAGACGTTTTTGGGTTTCTTTGTCTAAATCCATCTTACCTCCTATCGTTAGTTCTGAATATGCTTACTGCTGTTACCACTTCAGCAGCATCGACTATCTATAGTATAACATAAGATATTGATGTTGTCAATAGATGAGTCTAATCAGTTGCCTCCTTTTCCCTTATATGCACAGTTGGAATAGCACCCATACCAGTATAGTTGAAGATTCTGTTAGCTTCTTCTTTACACTGTTTAAGGACTTCGCCTAGACTGTCATCACTAGTCCAGATGAACTCAACCTGATTACCATAGTGCCTTGCTTTGACTAAGTATTCGACTTGATTCTTATCAGCCATTAGTTTTGTTCTCCTTATTATAGCGTTTTAGTGCGGCTCTTAGAGTCTTGACGATTAGTAATGCACCTTTCACAGTAGTTGGATGTGGTGTAACCCACATCATATACGGCGAGAGCTTATCTAAGCAGGGACAGCCAGTCCGTATGTCGTTCCAAACTTTATACTTAATACAGTTAGTACATGCAACTTCCCTACGGATACTCCACTCACATAGGTAACACTTACTGTCTGGAACAGGCTTCTTAGTTACTGTGAAGTACTCTGCCTTCAAAGAGTAATAGCCTCCGTGCCTAGCAATCCATCTATAATGAAGGATTGACTTCCTTAGAGCATCTCCAAAAGATTTTAGTTCGACGAGTTTAGCTTCTTGTTTCATTGAGCCTCCTTTTCTATTTGTTCTTGTGTTATGTAGTGAACTTTGCCATTCTTATTTATTTGCTTCTTTCTCCTTTCTAGCAGCTTAGGATGCTTACCATCAAGTTCATCCTTAATAAACTGTAGCATCTGCTCGTTGTACTTGCAACCAAGAACATATGCAAGAACATAGTGGACTTCTAAGGCGGACCTAAATCTGTCCTTCTGAGTCTGGTTCATCTCAGCTATAAGGTGACGAACTTGAAGACTATTCATCCTTCACCTCCTTTTATTTTATACCAGTTAGATTATCAATTAGGATACTGTTCTTGGAGTAGGACTCAACAGTTTTAGGAAATGACTCCGTGTAGTGAGCGTCAATCGGGTCTCTACCAAAACCGTTAACAATCTGGTAATGACACTCTGGACACTCCCAGAGGTCTGCATCCCATATCTGATACTTCTTAGGCACTCCATTTACTTTGAAGTAATCCAAGCAACCCACTCCATTCTTTTTAGGGCGCAGTTCTACTTGGCACTCGACACAAACTGGTCTGTGGCTCATCTTGTTCTCCTTGGCTTCTTAAACTTCCGTTGTGGTAGTTCAGAGTATAACCAACCACAACAGACGAATAAGAA